AGTTGGTTTGTAGTAACTAAAATAAATTACAGGACTTTCTGTGGATTTAGACAAATCAAATTTTTCAAAATCTTCTTTTCCTTGATGATAAACAATATCTTTTACTTTACTATCAGGAAATATAGTAGAAAGATACTGCATATACTGAGCTTTAGTGCCAATAGCTGCAAGTTCTGGTGAATCTTTAAATACACCATCAATGGCTTCCATTTTTCTTTTAAATGAATCCATAACATCTTTATTTTTAATAATAGATGTAACAAACTCATTTTTATTATTAATAAAATATTCTTTGAATTGTTTTTCAGAATACTGTTTTTCTTTATATGTTATAACGCAACTCATACTTCTTTCCAGATTTTATTATTTTTAATTTTATATATAGTCATTTTAGCAACATTATACTTGATTGCTAAATCTTTCACAGCTAAATCGGAGTTTCTAATTTCTTTAACGATATTCCAGTTTAATTTAGATGAAGGGTTATTTTCACCTTTAACTTTTTCAGAGAGTTTATTGCTTCTGTTTAAAGCAGCAAGTCTTAGATTTTCTCTATGTGTTTTAGAGAAAACTTTTTGTTTTCCTGATTCTGACATTTTTCTTTTAGTTTCATCAGATACATAATGAGGTTTACCTACTTTAGATAAACTTAATAAATTCTTAGTTTCATCAGATACAATTTTACCTTTTAATTTTTTAGATATTTTTAGCTTTGTAGATTTTTTTGTAACCCTGCCTTTAGCACTATACGCAAATTTTAAATGGTTTAATAAATTTTTTGTATTATCTAAAAACCATTGTTCTAGTTTAATACAATATTCTGGTGGGCAATAAGCAACTATAGCAGTGCTAAATACTTCTTTACCATGTTTATTATAAATGTTTTGAAGTCTTTTATTGCTGTGAATATTTTTCTTCAAACAAAAAAAGTGGTCTTTTAATCTTTTTTTAAGATTAACAGAACTTCCTACATAGTTCTTATTTTTATAAGATATAATATATACACCTGAATTTAATTGCATTTTTTCTGAATTATATTTTCTTCTTTTAAAATCTTTTCAACTTGTTCATAATCTTGTAAATATACATCTAAAAACTCAGAAAACAAAGAACTTGCTTGTTGTTTTTGTTGCGGAGTTATTTGAGGTTGTTGAAAAAATGCTTCTTCAGAATATGCTATAATATCTTCTAAAATAGAAGTATTTGTAAATCCTAATATTTTAGCAATAGCATCTACAAAATCTTTAAATAAGTTAGATTTTTTACCCTCTGTAGGTATTTCTTTAAGTATATTTATTAATTCAGGGTTTGTAAATACTTCTGAAATAAACTCATGTAGATCTGTTTCAGATTCAGTATAATTTGTTCTTATAAAATAATCATAAGTACCAAATCCCCTATCTTGTTTTTGTATCTTATCTTTATTTTGTTCTACATAAGATACTACCTTATTTCTTATTCTAACTAAATTATCTAAAGCTTCTATTTGAGATTTACTTAAATCAACAGGTTTTATATAACCTTGTTTAATAAAATCTTTATAATATTTATCAGTAAAATCTACTGTTCCTTTTAAATTCTGATAGCTTAATATTATATTATTAGTTACAGAATGAAGTAACTCATGTCCTATTTTTTTAGCAAGTGTAGATTTATTTTCTCCAGATGCTTCTATTTTTTTAATATTAGGTCGCCAAATTCCTGCTTCTGAAAGACCTAAGATAATCTGAGATTCTTTTATTTCAGGTAAATATTCTCCTTTTAGTAATTTATTTATTAAAATAGAACTTGGTAGACTTGCTCTTTCTCCAGAAGTAAGTTCTTCAACTACATCAAAAAATCTTGGTTCGCCATATTCAAATTGTTTACCTTGTAACTTTGTAGTAGGTATTTCAAATCCTAATGCTTCATATACTTGATTAGCTAACTCAGGATTAGAATCAAATAGTTCTGCCACTCCTGGTTTTACAGGAACAGGAAACTCAAGTTTAAGTTGTTCAACTTTAGTTTCCTTAAGAATTGGAAAATTATTCTCAGAAGTAGAAGGATCGAACATAGGAACTCCTTCTTCATTTACGATAGGATTAGGAGCTCTGTTTTGAGCAGCCCAAGCTTCATAAGGAATCATGTTTAAGGGTTCGTCTTCTCTTAGTTCTTGTTGGTAAAGAGCTTCGTCTTGTAAGAAGGCTTCACGAGATACATACTCAGTTCTTTTTTCAGGTTTAACCTGGGCATATAGTTTTTCTATATACTGAGGAGTAGGAGTTACTGTTAGTTCTATAGGAAGCCAAGACTCTTCTGGGAGACTTACTTGTACGAATATGTTGTTTCCATACTTGTTAATTATAGCTTGTCTTAAACTTAAAGCTATTTCTCTAGCTTGATTTCTAGTTTTTGCTTTAGACTTACCAGCAGTTTCTGCTGTGTTTGCTATTCTAAAAGTATTATCATCTAGTCGGTAGTAAGTATGTCTTCCATCTACGAATATTTGGTCAACTTCGTCTAGTATTATTTTTTCTATGTCTTTTCTACAGGCCATGGTTTAATTTAAGGATTAGGACAGATGCTATCATCGTCTTGTATGTCGTTGGCTTTGTCAATAATGTTTTGGTCAGAAGGAGTATCTTTAGCGGTAGAGTCAAATATTGTTTTGGTATTTTCTGCGGTTAAAGTGTCTACATCTTTAGAAACTTGAGTTTCTTTTACTTCTGTAGTTACAGTAGGTGTAGTAGGTTTAGACCATCTTGAATATCCATTTAGTTTTTCTTCTACATATCCACTTTTTTGTAAGTATTCAGCTACTAGTTGGTCCGAAAGATTACCTTTTGCATATTGATTACCTACTCTGAAAGATGCTCCAGCTGCAATGGCTTTATTAAGTAATGGTTTATATTTAGATGATAAAGTTAGTTTAATTTGATCTGCTGTTACTCCTCTAAATGTGCCACTACCAGATACCATAATTACATCAGCAGAAGAATAGTTGCCTGTATTTGCAAGTGTCCCCCAAGCTTCTCTATATTTATTAGTAGAACTAACTGCTGCGTTACCAGACTGGTACCCAATAAATTGAGTAGACTCTCCCGCCATTTGAATGTCTTTAGCTGCGTTACCTAACATATCTGTTGGTTTAACTCCAGCTTTTAACAATGGGTTTTCTTTTACAGAAGTTACAGGAGCTTCAACTATAGGGGCCATAGAAGCTACTTTTGCTTTAGAGACTAAAGGTGGGTATTCTGCTAGAACTTCTTGAGGAGTTGCATTTAAGTTGTAGTTACGATAAAACTTCAAAGAAGGGTTAGGAATTCTTTCATCTCCGTAAGGAGGGTAGATGTCAGGATTATTAACTCTAAATCTAGACAAGAAGCTAGCCAAGTAAGGAGATTGTTTTCCTTTAGATAAGTCTTTTGCAGTCTCTCTAACAAATCTATCTACTACAGGGGTATAGATTTGTTCAGGAATAATTTCCAAGAAAGAACCGTGAGCCTTATTCAACTGAGTTGAGATTATACCTGTATAGGCAAAGATACGGAAGAAGTTTCTAACTTTTTGTCTAAACTCTTCTGGAACTTGTTGTTTACCTTCTGCATCCCAGTTAAGGTTTTGGTTAAACTGTTCTTTCTTAACGTCTACATCGAATTCTTTATCGTTCTTTATAATACCAGGAGCTATGTAGTTAGAGTCTATGTTACCTGTAAAAAATACATCATTGAGAAGGGGAATATAAGCGTCATACTCTGCTGCTTCTTTTTTAATTTCACTAGCCATATCCTCAAGATTAGGTACATTAGGATCTACTTTGAGGTAGTCTGCGTACTTTTTAAACTCAGGCATGTTAGTCTCAAGGATAGAAGTAAGAAGAGCATTCTTAAATCTTCTTGAGTAGTTTTCATAGTCTACTCGTTTTTTGTTTACACTTCTATCGTCGTAAGCATCAAGAATAAAGTTAGCTATTTCTTTGTTAGCAGATATAGGAAATAAAGATTCAAACTTTTTAATAAACTGGTCATCTATTCTAAAGGAAGCAACGGGAGACTGAGTTACTAGTTTAACAACCGCCCTAGGATTAAAGAAGTCAGATTCTTTAACTTTTTTAATATCTCTTTCTTTGCGAGTTACTGCTTCAAAGTTTTGGAAAGATTGAGTATCGTAGTCTACACCTACTATTAAAGGAGTTAAATAAGTATTTTGTTGATTCTCAAGAACTATATATTGAGCTAAGCGCATAAGACTTCCTTTAGCACTATCATCAATAAACAAGTCTTCAGGAGCAGAAGTTTTAAGTATAGCGGTAGCTGTTTGTGCTTCTAGTACTCTGCCTTTTTTATCTCTTGAAATCAAAGCCCGGTACTCAGGGAATCCTTTAAGAATCTCTTCAAGATTTTCCCCTTTTGAATAATTATAAACTAGTTCGTCTTGTACTAAGGTAACTATGTCGTCAAAACTAGCTCCCATGAAATTCATATAAAGAGCTACAGGAACTGTCTCTGGAGTAATGTTGATTTTAAGAATGTTGTCATTTTTAACTACATCTACAGAGCCAGAGATAATCTGAGAAATAATTTGGCTTATTTTGTTTTTACCTTTAACGTCGTAGATTTCCCAAAGTTTAATGTTTCCATCTTCGGTCTTATGAACGTCAAAGTAAATTAAGTCAATTTCGTCTTGGTCAATAATTTCAAGTTCAGCATCTTGAGCTGCTGTTTGGAAAGTATTTGCTTTTGCGGCTATACCTACCATCTCTACAGCGTGAGCTAACTGGTAAACATAAAGTTGGTAATGTGGGTTAATAATGTTAGTCCACATATCTCTTCCTGTACCAGGTTCTTTGATGATTTTATTGCGGTCTCCTTTTAAGTACTCAGGGGCATCTTGTGAAAGTCTATCAATATCGTTTACGTTGTTAGGTTCAATAAGATCTTCAAAGATTTCTTTTTGAGAGAGACGTTTAACAATTATATCAAGAAGTTTATTTTGTAAAATCTTTCTTTCTTCTATTTCAGCAAGAGCACTTAGTTTTTTCTTTTTTCCAGCCAAGGCTTTTATGCTTTCGTAATCTCCAAGAACAAATCCAGTTTTTCGCATGTAGTCTTGAAGAGTAAGTTTAGTTAAAGCTGCTCCTTTTTCTAATTCTTCTTTGGTTCTAGCTTTAGGAAGTTTTTCAAGATTCTTAAGTTCTTCTCGAGCACTGTTTGCATCATTTAAAACTTTTCCATCTTTAAGATAAGGCTCATACATGAAAAGCTTATCAATGTCAAAGTCGCCTCCTGATTTTACTACTAATTCATCGGGGACCAAAATAACTTTTCCAGACTCTTCAGGTAAGAACTCTACTATCTCCATTTTTTCCATAGAGTTGTATCCTTGTACAGGGATACGAACTCCAGCCATGGTTAAAGAGGCTCTGTAAGTTTTGCGGAAAGCAGGATCTGCAAGTTTTTGATTTAAGCGTTTAAGAGCTTCGTAGCGGTTTATAATTTTACCCTCTTTGTCAAATTGTCCTATAGTACTCTTACCGTCAAAAGGCAAGTTAAGAAGAGAGTAATACTTAGGAGAGAAAGCAATCATACACTCGGCTGAGGCTATTTCTCCACCCTCTATTCGGTAGAACTTAAGTTTTTTATCAGGACGAACCAAACTTACGGGGAACTGAACAAATTGACTTCCATTGAACTTTTGGCGAATTATAGATTTTTTAATCGAAGAGGAAATAGCACCTTCTGCCATAGTTCTTTCTATCAAGCTGTCTATTACATATTCAAGTTCTTGGGTCTCTTCTTTGATTCTGATTAAGTCCTTGGTAATTGCACTTATGTTCTTTTTGCTAAGTTCTTCTACAAGAAACTCTGCAGCTTTTACAGGATTCTCAATTTTTTCTAAAAACTTAACTTTGTCATAACTAGTCAGAAGAGAAACAAGATTTTTGTACTGCTTAAAAAGGTCTTTTTCTGAATCTTCAGTTATATCTTTGAAAAGAAGCTTTCTAAACTGAGTAGCAAAGATGATAAGAGCATCTGTCTTATGTTCTATTTCTTGTTGCTCTTTAAGGTAGCGAAGACTAATAAGTCCTGTCTCTTGAGCAGAAGAATCTACTTTACCGTTATAGTAAAGTTTAACAGGATCTACAGTTTCTGTAATTTTGGTTCCTGTTTTAAATACTAAGTAATCTGCATTAGAGGCATGAAGTTTAACTGCTATATTAAACAGTTCTTCGTTGTCTACCATTTCAGACGGAAGAAGAACTTTGTTAGCGTACTTATGGAATACAGGTACTACTTCTGTTTTTGCTTTGCCTGGACCATAATACTGAAGTTTCTTAACCGAGAAAATGTAAGTAGGAGTCTGATTTAGAAGTTCGGTAAGTCTTTCTCTAGCTGCAGTGTCTTTAGAGTTTAGTTTAACTGCAAGAAGATTTGTCCAGATGCTAGATTGTCTATCTAGCTCTTTTTTCATGTCAGAAGTAAGACCTTTGGTAGTTGCATAGAACTTACGGAAGAAGTCCAAAGTAAACATAGAAGCAGCATCTTGTACGTCTACTTTCTTTTTGGTTTCTGCGTAGTTAAAATAATGTTTACCGTAGTCTTTCTTGTTTTCTTTTGCAGTTTGAGAGTCTAGCCTTTCGTCTTCAATTACTAGATAGGTAATATCTTCAAGTTCTCCTTTTCTGGGTAAAGTTTTAATACCTGTTTGGCTAGCAAAATTATTAAATACGTTCTGAGTAGTTAAAGAGTTTTGTGTGTACAAAAGATTTTCTCTATCAACTACAGGGAATAAACCATCAGCGTTTGGTGCACTTATACGCTTTTCTACTTCTTTTGCATTCTTATAGTAATAAGGATGGTAATTAAACAGTTTGTACTGTTCAATTCTACTTATCATAGAAAGAGTGTGGTATCTCTGAAGCTCGTCAAAAGAAACTTGAAGATCGTTAGTTTTTTCAGTACCTTTTTCTTTTGTTTTGTAGTTTTCAAATTTTTGAAGAACCTCTTGGCTAAATCTAGCGTTATTATGTATCCAGGTGTTTACTGCGGTTTTAACTCTATTCTTAAGAGCAGAGTTTTCAAAGTCTTCAAAAGTGTTTGTTTTAAAGTATTCAAAGACTTCGGTTCTAAGTTCCGGTGAAAGTATTTCAGAGAAGTAAGCAAGTTGAGGAACTCCTTCAAAAAATTTGTTTTTTTCAAAATTGTCTGAAACAGATTCTTTAGTTGTTATACGTGCTTCTGCTTCTAAGTACCCGTAAATTATATTTAAGATTTGAGGGTTAAGCTCAAACTTACCGTCTTTAGTGTAAAAGTTCTTATTGTAAAGAAAGTACTCATCAGAACTTAACATTAAACCACGAGTGGTAGACTTATCACCTATACGATTGTTCTCTTCTACTCTGCCGTAGCGAGAAAGAAGAGTTCTAATATCGGATAAGTGTTTCTCTGGATCATTTAGGTCAATTGTCTTTTTATTAAAGAGGTAATCTCCATCAGTAGTTACTCCGTCTAAAGAAACTACTTCTAGAGTTACAGGTTTACCTTCTTTGATATTTCTTGCGTGTTTTACTTGACCGTTTACTAGTTTTTCTTGAGTAAAGTCAAACAAGTAACTAAGGTAAGCAGAGTTTTCTAATCCCCAGTTTTTACTAGGATCTAGCTCAGGGTAATCAGTAAACAAGTCTTCAAAGTAAGGATACTTTTTACTGTCATTTAAAGCAGCAACTATCTTAGTCTGGTAGGTAGGATTTGAAGTTATAAATTTCTGAGTAGAGTCTGCTACTTGAATCATGTCATTAGCAAAAGCTAAGTTGTTTTTAGATTCAATTTCTACTAGTTTGTTTAGGTCAACTCCTTTTCCTTTAACTTCAGCTCTTGTTCTTTTGTCAACATGAGCTTCCATTATAGTTTTTAGAGGATTGTCAATCTCTGTACCTGAGTAGAGGGTAGCACTTTTTAACTTTTCATAAATATTAGCAACATTGGTTCTATATTTATTAAAGTCTTCCATAAAGGCTTGTTGGGCTTTTTGAGAATAATTAAACCCAATAGCTTGAAGGAAACTTAATACGTCTTCGGGAGATCTCGGCTCTTGTGGGAACTCTTCAAAAAGACTAGGATCTAAAACAAAGTTACTTGTAACTGCGGAAGGTTTTTTAAACTTGCCTCCTTTCTCTGTGTTAAATCTTAAAGCCCACTGGTCTCTTACTCTTTTAACGTCTAAGGTTCCGCTGTAACTTACGTTAAACTTACCTTCACTAGTAAAAGATCCTTGAATACCTTGGATCTTTTCTAGAGACATAGTGTTAAAGAACTTATTCCTTAGCTCTTGAGCAGAGTCTAAAGTAATCTTAACAGGAAGTCTCTCTAGTAAATAGTTAAACTGAGGGTAATCGTCTGCGAGTTTTTCAATCCTAGTCAACATTTCTGGGTAAGTAGTAGAGCCAGAAAGTGTGTTTCTAAGAATGTTCCAGTTTTCTGTAAAGTCTCCAAACTCAGGTGCGTCAGTTAAAGCGTTTGTAATTATTTGGCCTTTACTATCTACTTTAGGAATTGACCTAATTAAGTTAATTACTATAGCAGGAGCAAGTTCAAGTTGAGACTTAGTTCCTAGTTCGTCTTTAACTAAGTTTGTATCGGTTAGGTCTTCTTCGTTTAATTTATCAAGTTCAGTAGTCATCTCCTCTGTAAAGAGAGATGAGTTCATTCTGTGATAAATAAATAGTTGTTTTGCGTTTTCGTTAGCAGTACCAAAGATTTTAGAAAACTCTTGTTGAGCTACTAAATCTCCTACCTCTATAGCTTCTTCTTCAAGGTCTGCTAAGTAGTTATATATTTCATCGTACACTACTGCTATGTTAGAAGCATTGTACATTGTGTTTACATAACTAATGCCTCTTCTAGCTTCAGGATCCGCTTCTATTTCTGCTTGTCTAATTTCTAAAGCTAGACTGTTTCCTAACATTACAAAAAGCTCATCTACCATATCTAGGTAGCGTTTGCTTTCTTCGTAAGAAAGAGGAGTTAGTTTACCATTCTCGTCATAAAGAGAAAGTGCTTTAGCAGAATTTAAAGTTTTAAATCCAGGCTTACCTACTCTTTTACCTATTTTGCCTTTTGCTAATCTTTCAAAGTAGCGATCAATAGTTTTCTTATTGCTGAAAAGGTTTCTTAAGAAGTCTGCAATTTTTTGGAAAGTAGTTCTAGCGTCTTTGTATTTTTGGATAGACTCAGGCATTTTGCCTGTAAGCATGAATTGACGGAAATCTTCAGCTATTTTTTCTTCGAGTTCTTGCTGAGAAAGTTTTCCATAAATCTTACTAGCAGTTTTGTAAAGAGCTTCTCTTTGTTTAGGAGTAAAGTAAAGTTGAGTAAACTCATGCCAAGACTCATGGTATAGTTCTGCAAAATTTGCATCTGCAAAAAGACGAATACCTGATTCACTCCAAGTAGCCCAAGCTAAAGGATTAGTTAAAAACTGTTCAATTATAAATCTATCTTCTCCAAAGACTCTTTTTGCTACGGTTTCAAACCATTGTTTTGCTGCTTTATTTTGAGCTTCAGTAATACTGTTTAAATATTGTTTACCTCTTTCTAGAGTAATTTTACCTCCAGTATTTAGTGGGGGTCTTCTTTTTGGAAGATTGTCCTTAGCAGCTGGGGCTTCAAATACTCCTAACTTTGTAAGAAACCCTTCTAGATTATTAAAAAGAGGTTGTGTAGGTTTACCTGATAATTTAATAGCTTCTGCTTCTTTGCTGGCAAATTTCTTTAATTCTTCTTCGGTTTTAAATTTATTTACAACTCTAGGGTTGTCCATAGGAGTAGTAAGAACTATATCTGCGTATTTAATAAGTTCTACTGTACCTGTAAGAACTGTAAAACCTTGTTTAGTAAGTTCTTTTATTTGTCGATATACTGTCTCGTTTATTTCGATTTTTTGGTTGTTTACTATTACATACCTAAGAATAAAATCTTGAATAGACTCTCCTGGTTTAGCTAAGAAGTCAGGATGTCTTTTTTTCATTTCTTCTACTATAAGTATGTCAGTGTCTATTACTCCTTGCATACCTTGAGCAAGAGTAGTCTTTCCTGCTCCAGGAGTAGCGTAGATAAATTTACCTTTAAACTCTTCTTTAATGTCGTTAGGAAGTTTACCAGGAGCTTCTGTAATAGTTACTTCAGGTTTACCTTCTAAAGCAGCTAGTTCTGCATCAATTTGAGCATTAATTTCTTTTGAAAATTCATCGTTTTGAAATACTTCATTTGCATATTCTATTGCTTCCTCTATTGTATCAAATGTTTGTGACAATGATTCATTATATAAAAATCCATCAACTGTTTCTCCATCTTTATTTAATATTTTAGCTCTACTACTAACATCTACATCAAAGTTATTAAAACCAAATTTTTGTGAAACTCTTATTTCAAATCTTTTACCTTTTATAAAGGTTTTGTTTTTACTAAATAAAGTTTGTTTTTCTTTTCTTTTTATATGGTCTTCTATTAATTCTCTATTACTGTTAAACAAATTTTGTCCACTTAATCCTGTTGGCATATCAAGTTTTTTACCTTGATAATAAACTCCATCTACTTTTACTTCATACTCTGTATTACCTACTTTACCTAATGGTATATCAGCTTTCTTATCAGAAACAGGAGCTTCTTCAGCTTTTTCAATAGTTATCGCAGAAGACTCCACAACTTCAGGAACAATCTGTTCTATTGTTTCTGGAGTAAATATAGTTTCTATAAATACAGTTGTTTCGTCTGTTGGAGAAGTAGGAGGAAGAGAAAGAGGTCTTACTTCTTGTTTTGCAAAAGCAAGATTTCTGTTTATTACTCCGTCTATTCTTGCTCCTGATTTGTTGAAGTCAGCGTACCAAGCTTTAAAGTTTATAGTTTTACCAAGTTCAACTTTTCCTCCTTTAATTGTAAAAGGACGGAATGGGAAGTCTCCTTCAAAGTATTCTCTAGTAGGATTTGCTCTAGTGGGCTTATTGCCAGGCATACCACTAGTCAAAAGATTAATAATTTCTTGTCTTTCCAACTCAACATCTCTGTTTTTGTTGTTGAAGATTCTTACAATCTTTGGTTGTCTTTCGCCTTTTAAAGTTACTGGAGTTATACCCCAAGGAGAGTCAGAAGAGTTTTTAGGAATAAAAGCATAATTGTATACATACTTAATAAACTCTTGAGGAGTCATCGCAGTAAAGTACTCTGGAAGAGTAGGAGTCTCTGGGTTAAGTTTAGAGTAGTTATACGCTTCTATTAGGGTAATAATCTCTTCTGCGGTTTCTTTAGTGTTTAATCTTCCGTAAGTTGCTCTATAAGGAACTTGAGGGTTGTCAGTTTTTAAGTAAATAACACCTGGCTTAAGATTGTACTGTTTTTCTCCTACGACTACAGTTTCTTCTTTGCCCAAGTGCATTATAAGATTATTTGATTCTTTAACTGAGATAGGCTTTTTGTCAATAGTACGACCATTGATAAATTTAGACAAAGGAGCTATTACAGCCTCTGCAGGCATAGAGGCTTTAAACGCACTATCTAGTTTTTTGCCTTCTCCGTATACTTGTCCTAAAGCAGTAATTACAGGGGTGCCTACAGTTGTTTGGGTTCCGTACTTATCAAAGAGTAAAGGTTTGCCTTCTTTGTCAGTTACTATACCTAGTTTGATCCGGTCAAGATAGTTGTTATTTTTGAAGAACTCTGCTATTTGAGTTTCAGGTAAAACTGAAATTCCATTAACTTTAAACTGTTCTTTGTATTCTTCAAAAGTTTCTTTAGGTTGAATATCTAATCCTGCTCTGTTGAGAATTTCTCTAGCAGAGTGCATTACCATACTATAACCTAAAGAACGCATGTCAGCAGAATTTACTGACTGGTCTATAGTATCAATAAAGTTAAAAACAAAAGCAGTGTTCTGGTCTGTTAAGCGGGTTTTGTTTTCAATACTTGTATCGGTTACTCCTAGATAAACGTAATTAGGTCTTATGTCTTCTATGATTACGTTTTGTTCTATCTCTTGGCGTTCTTGTGCTTGTTCGTTATGAGCTTGTTCTTCAGCAGAAAAAGTAAGAGGCTCAGTTACAGGTTCAAAAAGACTTTCAGGAGAAACAGTAGTTTCAGTTGGGACTTTGGCTTCAAACTCTTTAAGAATTCTTTGTTCTTCTGGAGTAAAGTCAAACATCATTTTGCCTAGCTGGTCTACTTCTTGTTGGAGAACATCAGCTAGTTGTTTGTTGTATTGGTTGTTTATTTTTTCAGCAACCGTAGGTTT